AACGAGTCTTTACGGCCTTGGTCGGCCTTGGTCTTGGGGTTCGGAGCCGGAGCCTTGAGATTGGAGCCAGTCTCGCGGTTGTACTTGGCGCGGCCCTTTTCTGTCAAGCCAGCGCCCTTGGATACGGGCAGCTTCTCGCCACGGCCGACTGAGAGTGAAACGCCTTTTTTCGTAGCCATTTAAGCCCCCATCCATCCGGTTGAGACCATGCCGCGCTCTTGCACGATGCGCCGCTCGGGTTTATTGTACTCACCCCGGCTTGCAACGGGGTACGAGAATGTGAGCGCGATGGCGTCGGCAGCGTCGGGTGATGCCAGGCCACGGGCTTTCATGTCTTTTTTCGACTCCAAGAAGATTGACCCTTTGGAGTCCGGCTTCATCATAGGCGAGATCAGGTCAGTTTTCAAGAACCTGTCGTTTGGAATGCTGGCCGACTTGAGCCAGTCGCGCATGTCGCCCCAGATCTGCGCCCTCATGTTGCCGTACATGGCTGGGTTGCGTGACTTCCAGCCGAAGTTAACGCCCTTGATCTTGTAGCGCTGCTCTTTGAGCCGGTCCACGATGCCAGCCCCCAGCCCGCCCTCGTCGATGAACACCATCGCTGGCTTGAACTCTTCAATAGCCTCGATGACGTGCCCGACCACCGTCATGGTGTCATCGCCTCGGTGCCTGATGATGCGCACGATGTCCCGCCCCTGCCTGACGGCCAGCACGGTGGCGTCTGCCCCGAACCGCGCCGGGTCCACCCCGATCACGACCGGAGCGCTTGGGTCTTTGTACGCTGGCCGTCGCATGGCGTCGTCCACCACCAGGCTGGAGATGAACTGATCGTCGCCAGCGTTCGGGAATTCGCCGTACACCTCGACGTGCGCCTGTGACGAGTCCGGTCCGTATTCGTCAATGATCTGCTGGTAGACCTGCTTGTCCGTGCCCTCGACTGTGCGGGCGTCCACCACCTTGGTCTGCCAGAACTCACGTTTGCTGTGAAAGGTCTCGTAGAAGTACCCCGTGTTGCGCCGTGGGTTGGAGAACGCCAGCCAGAACCGGTTCGGGGTGTTTTCCGTAAAGAAACCAGCGGCGACGGACCAAATAGGATCTGGAATGCCAGAGCTTTCGTCTAGCACTAGCATAACCCCATCCGCGTTGTGTAAACCGGCGTAGGCGTCTGGGTTCTCTTCCGACCAGAGCCGCCCCTCAATCGCCCAATAGCGGGTACCTTTTTTCAGATCGCGCTCAACTAATTCAGTTAGCCATTTGGCTGGCATAACGCGTGTGGCGCTAATTTCAAACCAATGGCTGTTGATCAACATGGCGCACCATTTTGTAATTTCTGCCCAGGTAACCGATCGAAGTTGGCTTTCGCTGTTAGCGCTAACAATGACGGAGCCGCCAATACGGGTAGACAACATCCAAAGCACTAACCAACTGACCAATGCCGACTTGCCAATACCTCGTCCAGACGATACGGCCATACGAAAAGTATCAAAGTCGATCTTGCCTTTATTTTGCGCGATGTGCTTTGTCAAATCCGACAGCACTTCACGCTGCCACTTACGCGGGCCGTTGAAGTGTTCCAGAGGCGTGCCTTTAACGCCCCACGGAAAAGCCAGCAACACAAACGTCAAAAGATCATCTTTAACTTTGGGCGACCACAACCGCGCCATGAGTTCTTGCTCATCTTCAGCTGAGTAAATTGTGGACTGCATTGCGTTCCTTTTGTGCTTCTTCAACAGTATCGAAATAGCCTATGCTATGGCATTTACCCGCAACCCAAATACGAGCGTGCCATTTTTTAGACGCGGCATGGTAGCTTACGCCTTTAGCGCCAGAAGTGTTGTTGCGCAGCATTCCAGCGTTGTGCATTTGGGTTGACCGAGATGCTTCGCGAAGATTAACAATCCGGTTATCGTCGCGAATTTGATTGATGTGATCTAACTCAGGCGCAAATTTGCCGTGTATATACAGCCATGCAAGCTGATGCGCTTTAAACAATCTGCCAGCAACGCGGATAACAACGTACCCGTGTTTGTCGTGGCAACTGCAAATTGACCCAGTACGGACTCGATTACTAGTTGGATTTTTCCACCGGAATTGCCCTGTGTTGGGGTCGTAATCGAGCAGAGAGCGCAGGCGTTCCTGCGTTAGAATTTGATGAGTCATCGCCGTCCTCTTTACGGTTGTTGATTAGAAGCCCCGTCGAATTACCGTTCGTCGGGGCTTCGTCTATTGTACCCATATCAATGACTCTGCGCTCGGCTTCGGCTAGTGCGCCGAGGATGCTGATCTGTTGGTTGACGTCCACTGAGATGGCCTGCTTGGCCACCCAGCCGTGGACGTTTTGCAGAATAGCCAGACTGGCCTTGGCGTCGCCTTCTTCCGCTGCCTTGTGCAGCTGCTTGGATGCGAGCAGCTCGCCGTCGGCGCGGCCTTTTTGTTCGGCCAACTGCGCCGCTCTGTCCAACTCGCACAACTGCCGGTAGGCGGTGGGCACCATGCCTGCGGCTAACGCCAGGTTGTCGCCTTTCAACCCGAGCTTGGCGGCGTCGTAGATGCGGTTAAGCACCGCCTCTGTGGCGCGCACTTCGTTGATGACAAGTGGCAGTGAATGGAAACTCATATGTGTGTATGGCCGCGTGGATGCGTGCGGGAAGTGTAAAGCAAAAAATAAAAATCAAAAAATCTTTTGCAGTGTTGTCGTAAAAATAAAAATTGTTTGTGGGCGCTACGCTACCGTTGGCCCATCCGCTCGGCCCTACCCCCCTCCCCCTCAAGCTCGGACCACCACCTGGTTAGTGTGTGCACACTGACATTTTGTGGACAATGTGGACAGTCCACAATCAGCCGTCAACCCCAGTTGCATGCACTGTACATTTGCACAGTACTGTATGCAAACACACCACTGTATAGAGCTGTGGTTTGTGGACAATGTGGACAGTCTACATTTAGGTTAGTGCCTACTAACTTATTTTTCACGCCAGGGTCCGCGCGGCGCGAGTGTGGACAATGTGGACATGTGGACCATGCAGTTTTTTTCGCTATACCCCAATTGCTTAAAAAATAGGCAGTTATTTTCTGTCAACTGTAATTCTGATTGTCCACAATGTCCACAAATAGCCCAAAGCCCCATAAATAGGGGCGTCGCACGTGGACACCGGCCGCGCTTTCACGCCGTCCACAATCCGTCCACCACGTCCACAAACGCAAAGTTGTAACAGTTTGTAACAAACGCCTTTACAATGCACATTTGTGCAAAGATATCCTTTACAATAAAGTCATCAGCAACCAACCAGGAAAACTACTGTATGACCGACGCAATCCGCACCTACCAATTCATCCGCGCACAACAGCAGCTGCGCGCAATTGACGCATGCACCGACGCTGCGCAATATCACGGCGTCAAAGTGCAAGCACTCGCCGCCGCGCTGATCGCGCTCAACATCGACGCCGCTCGCCTCTCACTCATCTAAGGACTCGACACCATGACACGCGACACCATCCTCGACATCCTCGCCGCCGTGCTGATCGGCTTGGCACTGTGCGCCCTTGTGCTGCATGGCCTTGATGCACTTTTTCTGTAACCCGTAACCCTGTAAGGATCAATCATGTTTGACGTTCAATACAACCGCAACACCTTTAACCCACACCTGCGCAAACAGTGGGAACACGCGCACCGTGCCGATACTGTGGAAGCCGCCCGCGCTTACCTTGTCGCCACCCGTGCAAAGTTCAAGAACGAATTCGGATATCCCTCGGACGTTCAATACCGCATCACCCCGGTGGCTAAGTGATAACCCAGCCTAAAGCCCGTCTAGGGCTTTGGGGTGCGCATCTCGCCACCGTGTAACCCGTGAAAGGATCAATCATGAAAACCACCGTTTCCCGTTATGACTTTGAGCGCGCTTTCGTTGATGCAGACCGCAAAGAAAATTTCTCTTATGAGGGCCTCGGGCTTTTATTTGACCATCTTGAGGAGATGGAAGAAATCAACGGGCAAGAGATTGAACTCGACGTCATCACCCTGTGCTGCGACTACAACGAAGATAACCCAGATGACATTATTTCAAATTATTCAATTGACGTTGAAGGCTTGGACGACGACGAAAAGATTGACGCCGTGCGCGACTACTTGGAAGAGAACACCACCTTAGTCGGTGAGACGTCCTCGGGCTTTGTTTATTTGGCGTTTTGACATGACCGACATTTACACGACACCCATCCGCACCGAGGCAGACGCCGAGGGCTTTTTCTTCCAGTTGCATCAGCTCGGGCGGCTGTTCCATCCCGAGGACAACCCCGCCGAAGTGGTCAACGGCGCGTCAGGTGATTGGCTGTTCACCAAGGAACAAGCTCAGCACCTGCGCGAGCGTTTGGACGAGGTTTACGAGGTCATGGACGACCCCTGCGGCTATTGCCTAGCCCTGACCCACCCAGACAGCGACCGTGCCCACTAACCCGCACCCAAGGAGATAACCGTGATTGATTTAACCAAACTTGACGCCAGTGATGCCGAGCGCATCGCATACGCCGAAGGCTTCACGATGGCCGCCGAGCTGTTCGCTCGTATCGCCGACCTTGAGGCCGAGCGTGACGCCCTGAATGCCGAACTGGAGGACGCGAAAAGCGATTCCCTCACTGATTGGGAGCGTAAAAACGGTTCCGGTTATGACTATGTTCAATTCTTTCAAGAATGCTTTGCCCGACTTGCTGGGCATTACCCAGCCCCCGACATCTCAAGCGACTATGACAAATCGGTCATCTTTGCAGCCATTGAAAAAGGCGAAGAAGCAGACACGAACGGGGGCATCGAATGAGCAGTTGGCGCGACGATCTCGACCTTGAACACGGCACCCACCCCACCATTGCACACGTCTTGCACGCGCTGAGGGGCTGGCCCTTCCCACCCGCAACTGGCCCAACACCTTGGACACCCGAGCAAGAGCGCGACTACGCCAAGCAGCAGCGCGAGCAACTGCCGGAGGCCCCGCTGTGAGCGCCGCACTAGCGGCCCTCGTTGTCGCACTGCTCGCAGTCTTACTCAAACTATAAAAAAGGGGCCTCACGGCCCCTTGTTCATTTGACAGCGCGCAGCGTTGACGGCGGGGGATCCTCTACCATGTCGCGCAGCTCGGACCGGCTCATGTCCACCATGTCAGGCGCGCAGAAAATATGTTTTTTCGTGTCATAACGGCGCGATTTCAGGCGGCCGCAGTCAATCCATCCGGCTTCTTTAAGGGCGTGCAACAGCGCGCCTTGAACGACTTTGATGGCACCAGGCGCGGACCCTTGCAGGCGGTCGCAGAGGGCGTGCCAGGGCGCGCCGACGACACCCTTGGAGAATTCACCGATGCGAGCGCGCATAAGCTCCACCAGGAACGATTCGGCGCCAGACATGCCCGCTTCCACCATAATCGCTTTCGCTTCGGTCATCATCGGGGGCAGGCCAGGGTTGAACGCGGACACGTCGCGCTGGCGCAGCCAAGCGGCCACGTGGGACATGCCGCCGGACTTGTACCAAGCCCACAGGCCCACCGACTCGGCCGGGGACATGCGGCCAGCGTCGGACCAGATGACGAACCACCGGCGATCCTCGGTGGGGAGGTTGATGGCCACCCGCTCGTTGGAGTAGGCTAGGACGAACAAACGATTCAGGGCCATGTAAGGGTGCAGGCCCTTGCGGTTGATCGGCAGCATGTCAGGGGGCGCAGCGATCAGGGGTTTGAGCTGGTTTTCAAGGGCGCGGCGGTCCTTGGCTTCGGACTGGCGCAGCTCGTTAATCACCATCACCTCGGTCTCGAGGGCGTAGCCCCACTGGGACGTCAGCTCTTCGTTACGCACCAGGGAGACGTTAACCAGGGCATCACCACCGATGGCCCAGAGGAACGGGGCCCAGAGGGTGTCTTTACCGGCGCCGGGGGCGCCACCATGCAGGACGGCGTGGTTAATCTTGCGGTTGGGGTTTTGGATCTTGAAGGCCATCACGTTCAGGACATGCTCGCGCTCGCGCTCGTCGGGAATCATGCGCTCGGCGTGGGCCAGCCAGGGGCTGACATCACCGGCCACGGCCAGCGGGCGGGCGTCGCGCCAACGGTTGCCGTACACCAGGCCATCACGGGCGCAGAGGATCGACTCGCCGGGGGCGTAGGTCAGGCCCACCAGCGAGCGGGCGCCTTTGGCTTGGCGGTGCTCATCGAAGCTGGTGGCGGCTTCGATCTTCGAGCGCTTACCGTGGATCGAGTTGCAGCCGATGTGCCGGAATATCGCATTGAAGGTGGCGCGGCTGACCTCGCGGCGCTCGAGCATGTCAAAGTAGGCGTCATCGTCTTGCAGGTAGGCAAAGCGCTCATACCAGCCCTCTTTCTCGACACGGCCCAGCTCTTTGCGCTCCACCTCGGCCACGATAGCGGCGGCGGCGTCGGGGTACTCGGGCGTCGGGGCCAGCTTAGACAGAGCTGACTCCATCGCAGCGGCCAGCAGTTCCTCGCGCAGGCCGGGCGTGTGCTTGGGGCCACCGTTGTCGGCCACCCACTGCAAGAACATGGACGAGTCCAGGTCGATGCAGTGCGAGTGCAGGCAGCAAAACGCCCGGCTGGCGGGCAGGTAGCGGCCCTCGGGGTTGCCGTCGCTGTGCTGGGCGCTGTTGGGGCAGATGACGCCAGCCCAGCCCTCTTGGTTGGGGCGTGAGAGCAGCAGACCGTTGTCAGAAAGCCACACCATCACGTCGTCCGTGCCATCGTCCGAGATGCGAATCGGGCGGTAGGCGTCCTCGGCTTGGCCGGGCGTCACGTTCAGGGCGGCGCAGATCTGCTCAAGGGTGAAGTCACGCTCGGGATGGAACTCACGCAGCTGGGCAGCAAAGTTGTTGCGGCCAGGCTTGAGGTTAATCGAGCCGGGAATGCGGAAGTTACGCACAGCGTTGCAAGCGCCGGGGTCAGTGTAGCCAGCATCGGCAATCGCTCGGATGGCGGCGCTGAACTCGGCCTTGGTGGGCTGCTCGCTGAACACGTAGCCCCATTGGAACGAGCCGGGGCTGGTCTCGATCTTCCACGTCGGCTCGAGCGGCGGGACGTTGGGGGCTTTGTCAGGGTCGCCCACGTCGTCCAGCACCATCACCAGCACGTACTCGCAATTGGCGGCGCTGGCGCTGATGTGGCCATCCTTGAATCGGTCGATAATGAAGCTGGCAGTGTTGCCGTAGATGGCCCACTCGGGCTTGACCTTGGCCGTAGGCAGCATGGCTGGCCAGGTGGCCTTGATGGCCCCATCGGGGTGGAACTGCATCTCGCCCTCTTTGAGGCGTGGCTTTTGCCGCACCAGCAAAAAAGTTTCACCCTCTGGGGCGAGTCTGGTAAGGTGTTCAACGAAATCGGTCATGCTGTTCTCCTGAAGTCTTGTTTGCTAAATAGTGTTGTTACGTTTGCGCCGCTTTGTACGCGGTGCCAAAGGGTGTCCGGTCTTATGCCGTACTTTTCTGCCGCTTCAGCCAACACCATAGGCCCATCAGGGGTTTCAATCCATTTGTTTCTACGCGTATTCCGCGCATTTTGTTTTGCTGTGGCCCACCGACAATTTTCGGGCGAATACCCAGCGCTGTTGTCTATCCGGTCAATGTGCATACCGGGCCGAAATGTTAGGTACATGTCCTCATAGAACGCGGCGAATTCTTGCCACCGTTCGCAAACCGTAATGCCGCGCCCGCCGTAATTTTTATATTCGGCGTGACGAGGATTACTGCACCGATACCGCATGTCGGTCCATCGGCGATAAAAACCTAGTATGGACCGGGTTGGTGGGTGTATACTGGAACGGAAATCTTTCACGGGGTTTCTCCTTTAGTTGGAACTTCAGCCCCGGCCTAACCCGCCGGGGCTTTTCTTTTTACGAATAACGGGTGGTGATCGCACCTTCAGCGGCCAAGGGCAGGCCAGCCGCCCATGCAGGCGGCGTACACATGATCTTGTGGATTTCAGCGCTCACGGCGTCGGCCTCTGAGGCCGGGCACTCGACGACGATCTCGTCGTGAACGTGCAGGACCACGCCATCGAGCTGGCGCAGTGAGTGACGCAGGATGTCGTGCGCTGCGGCCTGCGTGACGTTCTCGCAAGCCAGACCACGCCACAAACGGGCGCGTGGCCACTCCTTGGCGTCGGCGGCGGGCTTCCAGGCTGCTTTGGTGTACGTCACGTTGCCTTCATCATCAAATTTGGCGTTGGGGTAGCACAGCACCCGACCGGAGGGCAAAGCATACCAGAGGGTCTGGCCGTCGAACAAGTACACAACACGCCCAGCCTTAAATTCATGCCCTTTGTTTCTCATGGCGCGCAGGTAGGCGTTTTCCAGCTGCTGGCCATGCGCTTGCGCCCACGGGTTGGCCCTGCGCCAGCCGTCCACAGCGCGCTGCACCTCGCCCGGCGACAGCCGGATGCCGTAGGCACGGCCGAAGACTTCAAACGCGCCAGCGCCACCTAGAAAGCCAAGGGCCAGCTCTTGCACCTTGCCCACCTGACGCTGGTCACCGGCCACATCTGCGTAAGGCACACGAAAGGTGGCTGCTGCATTGACTTTGTACGGGTCAAGGCCCGAGCGAAACACGTCCAGCTTGGCCTCGCCTGCTGGGCAGTTGGACAGCCACGGATGCACGCGGCCCTCGATGGCCGACCAGTCATAGGCGATCAGGACGTGACCAGGCTTGGCGATCAGCGCCGGCCGAAGCATTCCTTTGAGCACATCTGTAATGCGCTTACCAAATCTTGGCGTGATTGCGTGGCCACGCACCATAGCGTGGCGTACTTCATCAGGCTCTTTGGCGCATTTGCGGGTAAAGTTGTGAACTTGCGCGCCGTAGCTCGACGCACGTCCGGTGGCAGCCCCTCCAGCAAAAACGAAAGCGCCTCGGACTCGGTGATCCTCGTCATCGGCGAGATTGGAGAGGCGGTTGAACTTCGCAACCGAAGACGCCCAGAGGTCGTCCGCGCACTGGATGACGTCTGCAACATGGGGCGGAATCTCATCGGGGTCTTCCATCGCGAGCAGGTTGGCCCGCACAGTCTTGTCAATTGAATACTTCTCGCCGGTCCACATCAGCTTCTTGGCTTCAGGCCCGACACGCTCCAGCACCCACTCACGCATCTTGGGCGAGCGCACGCTGGTGATGACGCCTTCGGTCACCTCGGACACGATCTGCTGGATCTCAACGGTCTCGTCGGCGGCGTACTTGACAGCGGCTTGGCACAGCGGCACGTCCACCAGCACGCCACGGTCGTTGATGCGCTCGTTGGTGTGGTAGTCGGCCAGCTCATCATCAGACAGCGGCCGC